GCCGCTTTGTACGCTGCTGCTGAAGCTGAAACTGCTGTTCCTGCTGCATTAGTATGCGCTGCGTAGCCTACAGCTAGAGTAGTAGATGAACCTAGTGCATCATGTGCAATAGAACCACTTACAATTCTCGCGCCGTTTGGCAGATTAAACATTTCAACAACATCACCAATTGAAAGTGCAGACGCTTCATAAGTAGCGTAAGCAATTCTAACTCGTCCTGCTAGTTCATTTGTTTTAATCTTATCAGTTGGGTTATTTTGACTCCAACTGGTCTTCTGTGCTGAGTATACAGTAGCCATGTTTTAACCCTCCCTTATTCGTTGCAAGCAATTTCTACTACTTTTTCGTCTTCTACTCTCGTAGCGCCGATTGTCATAGATAGAAATACTTGAGTTGCGTAATTCTTGTCTGCACGTTCAGATATTCTTGTAGCAACATCTGCACCCACAGCAAGCCCAATACCAGACTGGCAACATGCCAACACTTGTCTGTCAGAGTTAGAATCAAGCCCTAGTCTTTCAGTTCTTAGAAATTTAAATCCTAAGTACGTGTCAATTTGGCCTTGTACTAACGCCTTAATACTTGCGTAATCTGAAGAAGTAACTTTTTCAAGATTTAACAAGTTAGACATTTGTTTGCTAGTTACGATCATATACCTTGCTTCATCTGGGTCAACATCGTTAGCATCAAGTTTTTCTTTAGCTTCGATTAGTTTCGCCAGAGTTAGCCCTGCAGAACCGTGAACGATTTTTTGAGTTGATGGTAATGCAACTGAAGTGCCGCCTGATAAACCACCAAATGATGTACCTGTTGCAGCAGCAATAATGGCGTCATCCATTGCTCTACCCATCGCCCATGCGCCTGCCATAGCATATTCTGATTGAGGGGAGATAAGCATTCTTACTTTATCTTCCTGATCAATCAAGTCCGCCCAGTCGTAGTCGTCCATAGTAACTTTTCTTCTACTATGGGGTGTGTCCATTCTAGGTGTGTCTGAGTGGCGTGATGTACGCTTTTCAGCAGCAACAGACCCTATTCGCTCAAAGAAGTGCGATTTTCCTGTAACCGTTTCCGATCTAACCGCATCCCTTAAACGTGAGCCTTTTTGCTGTGCCAGATGGAACACGTTACTTTTGTATTGTTCTACAAAAGCCGTAGTTATTTGCACTGACATAGTGTGCCTCCTTTAGTTTAAGTTTAACATTAATCGGTTTTTGTCCTTTGCAGGGAAACCTTACAGTAAACGCACTGTCAAACGGATTTTACGGTATCACACCGAACAACTTAGGTTATCCTACGGGCCTATGTGTTGTATTCGTTTTAATATACCATATAACTCACTAATTACCATGCACTTTTTCCATTAGCTGTCGCATACGTTCTACAGCTACTTTGTGTTCAGGATTTTTCTGATCAAAGTATGCGTGGTTAGAGTTGTTATATACGCTATTAATCTCATCTTGCGCGTCTAATTTATTAGCAGCTAAAGTATTATTCTGAGTATTTTGCGTCATATCTTCAGTTACTTCAGCACCTAAACGTGCAAACAATTTAACTACTGCAGGGTGGTTACCTGCGGATGTATTCATCAAATCCATAATTTCTTGATCACCATAAACTTGTAAAGCGCGTTGTGCAGCTTTCATGTTTTTATTGTAATCAAGACCCCAATCCTGTTTCAATGCTGTTTCTGTTTCTTCTTTTTGCGTAGCAAGCATTGCAGGTTCGTTTTCTAATTGGTTTTGAATAGCACCAGTTTGATAATTAATCAAAGCATCTACTTGTGATTGATTTAAACCTATTTTATGTGCAACATTCTTAAATTCATTAAGTTGTGGCTCACCAAAATAATCTGCCATATCATCAGGTACTTTTGTTTCATAAGCTGTAGGCTCATCTGGTCTACCCAGTTTACCGTACAATTCTTTAAAACCTTCCTCATCTTTAGGGATAGGAATACGATTACCCATTTGTTTTTGTTGATGTACTACAGTTTTGGCAAGACTTTCAATATCTTTAAAGTTTGACAAAGTTGGGTCATTTTTTAAGTCGTCAGGTAGGGTTGATTTCCAATCTAGGTTATCGCCCACTCCTTCAGACCCAAGTACCGTAGTATCCTGAGTTACCTGTTCTTCGGTGGTAACGGCCTCTGCGTTATCTGACATATTTATTCTTTCCTCTCTTTGGTCATTGATTTAATGCGTAGAAAAAGGCTACGCTGTCCTTCCTTAAATGCAGTTTCGTATGGGTCTTTAGAAAAACTAATTTTATTACCATACGCTGCTTCTAAGTCTTTTAGCACTTCTTCACCCGCAGGTGATGTAAAACACTGTTTATAATTATTTACAAGTTCAGTGTGTTCTTTGTGCAATTCTTCTAATTGACTAATATTATTTTTTGACATTAATTTGTTAACCTATCCATGTGTGCATAAATTCTTCCAATTACTTTATCCATACCTAATATTTCTTGTTGTAACATAGCTACCAATGTTTGTAATTCTACTAAAGTAATTAATACCCATGTAGATAAACCCATTAATATAGTTCCTAATATACCAATCATTGCTGTGTTTGTTTTTATTGTCATTAACTTTTTGTGCCAATTTTAGGAAACCCTTTTTTCATGTTGTCATAATTTTTTGCAGATATAGTAGATTTAGACTTTGATCTGCTAGTGCCTGATTTTTTTCTTTTATTAATATTATAATATAAACCTTTTTTTGCCATTACATTAACTCCTGTTCTGCTTGTGCAGTAGCTTCAGACATAACATCTTGTACATCTGGGTCTGCAACAGCTTTAGCTGCTTCTGCCTGCATTTTGCCTGTTTGTGCTTGTTGTTGTTGTGCCATTAACATCTGTTGTTCCATAGCTGCTTGTTGTTGCGCTTCACGTTTTTCTGCAACATCATCCCTAGATATAAGAATAGATTTAGGTACACCAAGCAATGTAGCCCTCATTCTTATAGCTTCATCATGGTTTATATTGTCCATAATAGATGGGTCTATTTGTGCAACGTTAGCTGCTAGTTGATATAATTTATCAATAGCTTGTGCTTCTTCCATACGTTGTGAACGTGCCAATGGCCCTACGTATTCAATATCCATCTTGGCTTCTTGTATAGAGTCAGGTGGCGGGAGCAACGCACCTGCTCTAAACATAATACCAAAGACACGTTCAATTAGTGGGTTAAGAAATTCACTTTGGAATCTTCCTAACGTTGGCCCAAGAAGTCTTTGCATAAGTTCATATCTAACTTGAACCTCTGTTGCAGTCATTTGTGGCCCTTCCTGCAACTGTAATTGATCTGAATAGTATGCTTGTCTAATTGCAGTTCTTAACTGCGTTTCTTTCATATCTGTAATTTGCCAGTTACTACCAGTTTGTAATGGTTTAATTGCACCATCATTTCTGATTACTGTAATGCCTGCAGGTGTAGTTCTTACTCTGCCAATGACACCATCATCCTGTACCAAAAGAGGGGGGTCAATTGCTTTAGCCCATGCTTTTAATCCAATCTCTACAGCTTTGTTTAAAGTTTTAATATCAGGTAGCGCGTTGTAACTTGGTGATCTTCCGTAAATTTCACCAGTTGCTTTAGCCCATCTAGGTACTAAATATGGAAACTCGTTATATCCACCTGTACGTACTTTCATTTTATCTTCTATACAAACATGACAACTATGTACTGGTAACTTAGTTGCTGTTTTACCAGTAGCACGTTCGTAATCTGCAGTAGGTTCTACTGCGTGTATAAATGAGAATTCTTTTTCAGGTTTTTGTTTTGCTGCTTCTAATACTTTTTCACCAAGATTTTCTTCACCAAATTCTTGTAGTGCTTGTCGCGCAGACATTTTATATTTTCTGTAAACTGTATCAATAAATCCATTATTATTTTCTTGCACATAAAATTCATTAATGTGTAATGTCTTAAAATGTATTCCATTATTGCTAAATCCATCTTTGTGTTCTTCTACAAATAAACATCCAGTACCAATAGATGTTAAATCTAAATACATTTCATGTACTTCAGTATTAAAGTTTGCATCATTAAATGCGTCATACATACGTCTAGCGGTATCTTCTAACCACATTTGCGTATCGTGATCTTCATTAATAATTTTATCGCGTAATTTAATTGAGAACCAAGGAAGTGATGGGGAGGTAAGTGTTCCTTGTAAACTTGCTGACAACAATGTGTTTGCTGTAACTGCTGTACTGTCAAATAAAACTTCAGTACGTTTTGTGCCTTTTGATCTTACAGTAGTAATGTCTGCCTTACGCGGCATAACATAATCAAGAATTTCTTGCCAATGATCTTCCCATGTGCCTCTATTAGACTCCATAGCAACAAGACGTTTCTTTACATAATCAAAAGCTGTTAATTGTTCCATTATGTTAAAGTTCCCCCCAACATTGTTTTCTTAGTTTCGGCTTCTTCGTCAACTCCCATTCCTGAAGTTAAGATAGTTGCGCCTGC